GTATAATTACACATATTCCATGGTACAGTATTGTCTCCAGGTGTTATCGTACCACCGAAAGAACAATCATTACAACCACTTGGATAATTACACGTTCCAGTATAGACCTTATAAGGATAAGTTGTTGCTGAACTTAAGTTAATACTTGCGCATCGATAAGCATGAACAAAATAATTACAACCACATCCTTGGTCGTCGTCACAAGCAACACTAGGTGTGTAGTATGTAAAATCAAAACCACAGTCCTGGCAATACTGACATTGTTCTGCTTCACAAATACAAGAAGCCATCAAGGCCTGTAACGTGGATCTTAATTCGGATATATGAGAACCTTTTTGTTTAGTGTCATGTTCAGTAATTGTAGGGTCTGTCCAACTAATCGCTGCTGTACTATCTTGAGGACAATAGTAGGAATCTGCCGCACAATCTCCTTCTTTAATACCATCATCTATGGCCGCTCTTAGTTCATCTATATGTATCTTCCTAATTTTAGTTGAACGAGCAGTAATTGTCGAATCTGTGAATGTTACGTTTGTAATACCACGCCGTGTCAATTCCGCGTTTACCGCCGTCCTTAACTCATCTATATGAACTTTCCTATGTTTAGTACCATGGGCAGTTAATGTTGGGTCAGTAAAGGCTATAGTGTTAGCAGCACATTGCTTCGGCGCGTTAGTATGTGGATTTCCGTATGTTTTAGCCATTCTATTCTCCTATATTAAGCACCGTATGTAACATCATCCCAGCTAGCTGTTGTACCATTTGATACCAAAGCATACCCGGATTTACCTGATTGTGCAGGAAGTAATCCAGTTAAGGTTACACCGCTAGTAACAAAACTACGTACATCTTTAATACTTGAAGCTGTTATTGTTGTTTGACCTACAGTTAAAGTAATTTCTGCTAATGTAACTAACCCACCATAACTAGGAGGAGTAGTTGCATTTAAAGTAGCAATTACTGCACCAGCAGCATTAACTTGTATAGCATAAACATTTGTTCCGGCCACAGGCGCGGCCATTAACGGTGTTAATTGATCTACAATATCATAATTTGCAGTTCCATAGTTAACTCTACCCGCTCTTACCCTACAATACATACTTGCTGCAACTGTAGGTTCTACTTTTAAAAATAAATCCATTATTTGAGGATTTGATCTTAAAGTATAAACAAATCCTTGAAGTGTAGATCCAGAATAAGAACACACACCAACAATTAAATCATTAGCTTGAAGACTTCCTGCCGCTATACCTAATATTTCCATGTAATCAACCGCCGCACTTCCAGTATATGTCCAGCGTAATACAACATACGTTAAAGTAGAACTTACAGTAACAGTAGCTGCAGTAGTTGTCCTAATTCTTTCCTGATGAGTTCCATCTGTTATTTCACAAGATAATGCAGATAAACTTACACTTACATCAGATACTTTAGTTAGATAACCACCAGAATAAATCCCGGTTTTTCTAACATCTTTTCCTATTCTATTTACTATCGAAGAATCTACTGGGTCGAAGTAAGCTACTGTACGTTCCTGAACACCTATATCATTAGGCATTTTGTACCTCCTTATTATTTTTATACATAAATTGTAAAAACTACTCTCAATGCGATTCCGGCTACTTTCGCTATACTCGGAAAAGTTGCTTCAGCTACCATTGTTGTTCCATCATTTAAAAATAAACCTAATTCAGTAATACCAGCTTGAACCACAGTGGTATCAATATTTAATGTAAATTCTATTCGATCAGAATAAACAGTATATGTAACACCACTACCTGATATTACTGGGGTTTCAAGTTGAATATCTGCCTCATTAGGAAGAGTATTAATTCGTCCGGTTCCTAATTGGTATTTAGTAATCCCATCCAAAAATGAAGTCTTAGTATAGTCAAAAAATGCGTGAGTAGGCTGAATTACCGCATTAGAATCAAAATATAAATCACTACTATCATCAAAGTATTTTCGAGTAAACTCCCAATCCCTATTTACACAAGCATTTACATTGCCCAGGCTGGTATAAACTTCGCCGCTTTCAGTAGTAATTGGATTTAAAAACATAGAATAATTAACTACTACATTTACAGGACGAACCGACTCAACATATTCAGTTAAATCAGTCTTCATTCCGGCTATAAATAGATAATCATCAGAGGCGTCGCCGAATGACTTATTAAGAACTATCTCTACACCGATATGTGGAGACTTATAATAAGAAGCAGACAACCCAACTGGATTTTCATTTTCATGTCCAGTAAACCATTCTTCTTGAGTAAAAGTAGCATAATCCGAAGTATACATATCCCAAATATTCAAATTAAATCCTAATACATACGCAATATGACTAAGAGAAGTATAAGTACCTTTCTCCTTATACCAATCTATAACTTGAATTAATTGTCTTCTCTTTTCATCTATAGTAGCAGTATCTGCTCTAATTATCTGATACCCGACCAGATCAGCTAGGTATTGAATATAATCCGTCCCAACATTATATTTATCTAATAACTTTTCTATATCATTTATATTTCCGATCCACGTCCCGGTTAAAATACCACATTCTTCTAAAAACTCTTGAAGAACAGTGGAATCTCGGAACTTAAGTGGTACCAATTCCATTAAATCTACATATTTTGCATAGTTTTCACCCTCACTAAATACTGATGTGATAGTCAAATCTAAAACTTCAGCAGCAATATATTTTTCTTGAGCTAAAGTTATAGTAGCCGTACTAACAATCTGAATATTTCCTTCAGAATCAAAATTCAAATCGATAACATCGTCGAAATTTATCCCAGTACTTATGCCTTTACCTAATTCATCAAAATAAAGTTTATCAAATCTAAAAGTTGACATCTTATTGTAGTTTTATCCTCATTTGAACTACCATCGAATCCCCAGATAAAATTGTCCTAGTCATAGCTAAATCTACAAATGCAATCAATTTACCTGAATTATCAGAAGTCGTTGCCAAATAGGCGGTAGTTACTGGACCTATATTTCCAGCGACCGCCGTAAATGTCAACTCTTTACTGACTATTCGATAATCTGTCGCATCTAATTCTTTAGTCGGAAATCCAACAGTCGACCGCTCTAATGTTTGAGCTGAATACCCATTTCCACTCATTTCATTCTGTATCGTAATCAGAGTATCCGTTTCGACTAATGTATCATTGCAAAGACGAACATAGAATCCGGCGGGAGTATACGCTGCCTCGCCTCTGAAAAAACTCTCCAAAATAGATTCTTCCCCTTGATCAACGAGTGAATTTTTTTTGTCCATACCCCAAATTTCTTTACCGTCTCTAATATGTCTTATTGTCCACCACGAATCATAAAATTTGTGTCTGCCCATTAAATCCTCCTTAACTATGCTACATACCCTATTAGTGTAACATCAACCTCTAATAATTTAGCAATCTGATCTTGATTCAAAACTATATCACCATCTTCATTTTGTTTATACCTTACATAAATTTCGTCACTAGGCCCTAAAGCCGGAGAAATATCTAATGATACTTCGCCATTTACATAATTAATTGTACCATTGGTAATAGTATAAGTAGAATCTATATCTACAAACGCCCCTGCTCCATCATCAGTTGCTACAATCTCGTCATTAACATAGAGATTTACTGATCCTTCTAATATCGGAAGTACGGATAAATTCTCTCCCCAATCGTGCAACGAATTGTGGGTAGCATCGAGATCTTTTCTGATCTGAAATTCTGAATGACTATAAGATACCCCACTTACACTTTCAATAGTAGATACTAAATCTCCAATCCTCTTATCTGTCCCTAATTTAGTCGTAGTCCCTAATACAAATTCGTCGGCAATCGCAGTTTCAACAGCCGATTGCATATCAGATAACGTTCGTCCTTTAATAACCTTCAAATCTAGAGTAGGTACAACATCAATTACTTCAGGATCAACATAAGAATATCGTACCGTCATTAATGATTTAGTATATAAATATTCAGATAAATCAGCTTCAAAGGTGGCAGAAGGTAATTCCCAATTCTGAAGTATTACACATAATTTAACTTGGTTATACATATCATAATTAGGAGGAGTCTCTTCCGCTTCCCCCCAAACATTTGAATCTGCGACGCCAGCATAATTGTTTATTATCGAAACAAAATCAGCTTTAGTTACAGCTCTATCTCCAGTAGCAAAAACGCTTGGAGCTTCAGCCCTAATTTCCTCCAACGATTCTGCATCATCTCCGCCTAAGAATACGGTAGTATTAGTAACTGTACAAGCTTTAGAAGTTCCTAACGTATCATAAATAGCATCATTAAGAGTAGTAACTCGAGCTAATTCATAAACATTTCCGCTTAGTCCTTCAGATTTAACATATTTAATCTCAATAACATCTCCTAAATCTGGAGCTTTACCGAAGACGTCATTGCCAAATAGAATTGTAACATTATCATCTAATTCGGGTCTTAGAACATAATGAAGCGAAGTTGTAGTAGAATCGATAAAAGAAGTTACTTTAGTCCATTCAACACCATTTACTGATACTGTCAAATTAGTATTTTCTATGGAGTCATCATCAATTAGATATTCCTGATCAGTATTTCCAGTTGAAGTATAATCTAAAGTTATTAACTCGCCCTGTAACGCCTCTGCATCGACATACGTCTGCCCAACCATAATTGCTACATCATCAGCCACTAAATATTTAATTCCACTGCTCGTTTGACATTCAGTATATTTAGGAATAAAAACAATTTGAGTATGTGCTCCGCCAGTTAAAGTAAATCTAAGAGTACCAGTAGCAGACACTTTTCGTTTTGGAATATAATTCAATAACCTAACTAAGTTAATAATACTAGATTTGTTCTTAGCTGTCATTATGTATGATTCTTCGGCTCTTCTTTCAACATAATACAATACTAAGTTTGCAACTGCCGCAAACAATTCGATCAGCATAGACCCAGTTGAAGAACGATAAGTATCTTTCCACGCCCCACGCTCTTTAAGCCTATTGGTAAGCTGTGTTACCAGATCATCAAAATCATAATCTACAAAAGAAAGCTGATTGCTCATATTACCCCCTAAGAATTCGTTACTACTGTATGATTAAAGGTCTCATAATATCCTCTAATCCGAAACGTTAAATTTACATATACTGTACTATAATCCGGATCGGACTTAAATTCAACTGCATCTATTAAAACACGATCATCCCAGGCTTCAATAGAAGCCTTAACCGAATCAGAAAGTCTATTTAATAGCCTATCGTTAATTGGCTCAAATAAAAGATTGCGAAGCCCTAAAGCAAATGTGGGTAAAAATATACGTTCACCTGGACTAGTTCTCAATATATTATCGATAGAACCTTTTACTGCTTCAACATTCTCATCTAACTTCAGTTTCCCCTGAGTATCAGTAACCAATTGAGGATTTAAATCCGACCATACAACTAATTTTTGTTTAACAGCCATATTAACTCCTTTACCATTCTATTAGAACAAACCCACCTGTTCCTGCCCCACCTATGTATGAACCAGTATTACCTTCACTAGAACCACTACCGCCACCACCATATCCAACCCCTGGATTTCCATTACCCGCTGCACTAGTTCCAGCACCACCTGTACCAAAATTCGACCCTCCACCTGCCCCACTATAGTTGCCATTAGCATCAGCAGTAGCTCCATTCCCACCACCAAATCCAGTTCCGGGTAAAGAAGGTATGCCTGCAAGTCCATCCTTACTTCCCGAGTACCTATCGCCTCCTAATCCACCTGCTTCACCATATTCTTTAGAAATTGCAGTTCCACCACGACCACCACCAGTTACACTATCCCCATTAAAAGTAGTGTTTCCTCCAGCTGTGGGATTTTGAACTGACCATCTACCACCCTGTCCTCCAGCTCCAACTACATAAGCATAGTTATTACCTGGAGTAGTAGTTAAAGGAATCATTACTTTAGCACCACCTCCACCACCGCCACCACCACCGTTGGTATCTGCTCCGCCTGCTCCTCCACCACCACCCGCTTGAATAGTATAAAGAATCTGTGTAACCCCTGTAGGGCAAAGCCAATTTCCAGTTCCTGAAGTATATAACTGTTTACCACTTGAATTTATACCTGAATATCCTGAAGTACCGATTCCAGAATAACCACTTCGCCCAGAATAACCTGAAACCCCAATTTGTCCACTATACCCAGAATACCCAGCTGGAGTGGTATAAATTAATTTAGTACCATTATAAGAAACAACTTTTCCATTACCAATATCAGTTTCATCTATTTCTTTCGTTCCTACTATCGACAGATCAGCAGTAGAAACTCCTGCACTGTAAAATATTCCACATTTACTCCCAGTTAAATGTTCTACTGCTGTAGTACTTTCTTTAGCTCTTGCTATTGTATAAACATTAGGGGCAGAATAACTCACCTCTACGAATTCTTTATTTGGATCATTGGCTGGATTAGCATAAATAACGCTATCCCAAATTAATACTATAAAGGTACCTGCCGAAGTAGGAAAATTATGTCCAGCAGTTAAAGTCATTGATAAA